GCCAGAGATAAAGTGGACGTTACGGGCAAGGCGGTCGAGCTTGGCAATCACGAGGACTGCCTTTGTACGCTTGGCCAGGCTCATGGCTTGAGCCAGCTCTGTGCGGTCGGTCTTGCGGCCAGACTCGATCTCTGTGAACTCAGCAACCAGCTCCTGGTCACCGATGTATTGGGCGACAGCCTGGCGCTGTGCATCAAGGCCAAGACCTGACTGGCCCTGGCGGTCTGTTGACACTCGGAAGTAAGCTACAAATTTGGTCATGTTGAACTCCTTGCACGTCATCTGTGCGTTGAACATGGAAGGATTATAAACACAAAGCGATATCGGTGTACAACCCCCAAAAGGTGACTATTTTCTAGGGACTTACCCTAATACAGCAAATAATCAGTCACTTAGGTGTTCTGTCCAATATCGGAGCGATATACACTACTGCTCCATGGACAACACACTCAAACCCTTCCTCACCAGGCTGCGCCCGGAGACTCGCCTGCTGCTCGACAAGGCAGCCGAAGACCAGCGCCGCTCTATCTCATCCCTGATCGACCAGTGCGTGCGTGACCAGCTGCAGCCCCGTTATGGCCAGCTGACGCCTCGCCTGGAGCGCTTCCTATCGGGGGTGAAGCAATGAACCACCAGGAAGCCACCAAGATTCTGGACATGGCCAAGGACGGCCAGCCGATCCCCGAGGACGTGCTGACCGAGGCGCTGTTCATGACGGGAGATGCGGCCTGCTGGCGCGACATCCCCTGCCCTGACGTGCAGGCGTTTGTTGAAGACATGCGCAAGGCGGGCCTGCTATGAGCGCCGCCATCTACTTCGTGGTGCCTGGTCAACCCGTTGGCAAGGGCAGGCCCAGGGCCAGCACAAGGGGCGGCTTTGTGCGCATGTACACCGATGCAAAGACTGTGACGTATGAAAACGCCATTGCACGCCAGGCTAAGTACGCAATGAATGGCATGGATCTACTGACCACGCCTATCAGCATGCGCATTGTGGCCTTCTACGGCATACCGCCAAGCTGGACTAAGCGAAAGAAGCTGCAGGCGCTTCACGGGGAACTGACACCTGGAAAGCCCGACATTGATAACGTCGCCAAAGCGGTGATGGATTCATGCCATGTGGTCTATGTCGATGACAAACAGATCACTCGCCTGGTGATTGAAAAAGAATATTCGTTTGACCCGCGCATTGAGGTCTACATACACGAAAGATTGAAATGAGTTTTGCAAAACACCAAGTTAGCCTAAAGGGCAGCAGCGTCAATGGGCAGCCATTTAAGCTGTGCCACCGATGTGAAGAAAAGAAGCCACCCGAGGGCGGCGTGCAGACCAGCCCACGTCGTTGGTACTGCGCTGTGTGCTGGGTGGACAAGATGAAGGGCAAGCGATGAGCATAAACAGAGTAGAAATTACCCGCTTGGCGCAAGAAGCTGGATTTGTTGGTATGGATGGTGAACATGGAGGACTTAGACGCTTTGCCGCCCTTGTCGCTTCTGCCGAGCGTGAAGCGTGCGCAAAGGTGTGTGAAAGCCTGCCGTTGGAATGGCCAGATCAACCAACATTTGCGCAGACCGAGCGGGCAACCATGATGGACTGCGCTGCTGCCATTCGATTAAGGGGGCAAGCATGAACACGCTACCGAACAAGCTGCGCCAGCTGCTGCAGGGCCACGACGGCATGACAACCAAGCAGCTGTCTCAATTGGTGGACTCATGCCCACGGGACATCACCAGGTCGCTCAAGGCCATGCCCGACGCATACGTTGATCGCTGGACGGGCCCAGAGCGTGGCCAGTGGGCGGCAGTGTGGTGCGTGGTCGAGGTGCCCGAAGACTGTCCCAAGCCAGGATGAAGCGGCCATGGAAACCTCACTACCACAAGCACAAAGGCCCGGTCGAACCCGACAGGACAACGCTGCTCATGGGCGTGGCCAGAGAGCTGCTGACGACCTGGGAGATCACCAAGGACAAAGCGCTGGTGGACAGGCACCTGGCTGCAGTGGACAAGGTCTACGGCGCCGGCAGCGAGGCATCAGTGCGCCAGTACATGCACAGGATCAAGAGAGATGAACGCTGTGGCTGAACCGATTCACTTTGAGCTGCCCAAGCGGCCAAGGGTCAAACAGAAAGACCCACCACCCGATCAGCGCAAGGTCTGCGTGCTGCCGATCAGAGCTGTGTTTGACAAGCGCATGAGCCACGGTGCGCTCCAGGCACTGGCAGCGCTGTGCGCGTACTGCAACCGTGCAGGCATCACATGGGTCAGCCAGACCAGGCTGGCCCAAGAGCTAGGCATCAGCCAGCAAGCCGTGGCCAAGCAGTTCAAGCAGCTAAGGGAATTGGGCTACCTGGAAACCGTACGCAAGGGGTTCAAGGGCGAGCGCACCGACACCCTGCGCGTGATCTTCGATCCATCCATCACAGCGGAGCAAGCCATCACCATGACCAGCAACAAGGAGGACACCAGGCCACCGGCGATCAGAGAAGAACAAGAACGCCAGGCCCAAGAGATTGACCGCGAAGGTCAAGCAAGGATCGCCAGGCTCATCAGCAAGGCACTCAAGCAACCACTGAAACAGGAGAAAACCATGCCCACATCAGGACAGACCAGAACGGTCAAAAAGATGAAGGAAGAAATCGCCAAGACCAAACAGAAGCGGTCATCAGGTACACCAAAACCTGTGGAAAAGACTGTGGACAACCATGCTCACATTCACAACCCACAGGTTGTACATGCAGAGGGTCTACATTCACAACCTAATCACAACCTGGAGGTTGTAGATAACACAGGAGAACACATAAGAGTAAACCTATATAAGGTTAATACTTTAAATACATTAAGAGATAACCGGTTAGTTCTGCACAACCAAACGATCAAGCAGCTGCTCGACTTCGGACTGACCGACCAGGACATCGATGACGGCCTGACAACCCTGCTGGCCATCTACGCAGCCGAGGGGATCACCCCGAAAGAGCAGCACCTGGTTGATGGATTGATGCAGATGAAGCGGGATGCTGCATGACCGAAGGCACCGCCAAGGCACCTAGATCGATCCATACGGCGCGATCACAGGCTGGTTGGCACATGGGTAGCATCACCTGCATTCAATCGCTTGTAGGCCGTTTAATCGATTCTGTACAAGCCTCAAACGAACGTATGGGTTTTGTACAACCAGGGGGGATGCTGCGACGTGTGCCCTTGGAAGCGGGTGCTGAGTTCACAGAGATCGAGTCTGGCCGCAAGACCGATCGCACAGAGCTGGCTCAAGCCATGAGCCTGGCCAAGCGTACAAAGGCAGTCCTTGTGATTGCCAAGCTCGACCGCCTTGCTCGTAATGTCCACTTTATCTCTGGCCTCTTGGAGTCTGGCGTGCCATTCGTGTGCGCTGACATGCCAGAAGCTGACCGCACGTTTTTGCAAATGTCTGCAGTGTTTGCCGAGTGGGAAGCACGCAAGATCAGCGAACGCACAAAGGCTGCTTTGGCACAAGCCAAGGCCCGTGGCACACGCTTGGGTTGCCCAACGCCAGAAGTTGGCAGCGCAGCTGGTGTGGCCAGCATTAAGACCAAGGCAGACGCCTATGCAGCACGCATGCTGCCAATGGTGCGCGACATCCAGGCACGCCTGGGTGCAGCCACCCTCAGAGACATTGCCAATGAGCTGTCAGCTCGTGGCATTGAAACCGCCAGGGGCGGCACAGTCTGGCACGCAAGCCAGGTTTCCAACTTGCTCGCAAGAGCTTAATTAAGGAGAGAAGCATGAAAGAAAAACTAATCGATGCAGCCTACGTTGTGGGCACGTTCCTGGTCTTTGGTGGCTGGGGTGTTTTGTTGGCATGGAGGGGCTGATCATGAATACCAGATTCCTGACTCACGTTCGCCGCATCTTTGCCGATTACGATGCACCGCCTGCCGTAATCCGCTCGTACCAGCTCCAATGGGTGCGATCTGTTCGCCGGCTTGGTGACAATTGGTTGATGGCCAAACAGGTTGAAAAGATTCAATCATGAAGGCAATTGGTCGCGACATAAAGCAGCGCCAGCTCGATATTTTTGAGCAGCGTGATCACCAGTTCTTAGAACGGTGCCGGGCGCTGGCCGTGGTTCTGTGCAAGCAGCAGGGCCAGGTGTCCATCAATGACATCAGGCAGTTCATCGAAGTGCCATCAGGCGTACATCCATCGGTGCTTGGCGCCGTATTTAGAACCAAACAATTTACAACGGTCGGCTTCACTGAAGCTGTCCATCCTCAAGCACATGCGCGGATTGTGCGTGTGTATTCTCTTGCAACAACAAAGGAGTAAACCATGGCCGGAAAATTAACCGATGACAAGTCAATGAGCGCCAGCAGATTGCCGGGGCTGATGGGCTTTAGCAAGTACAGCACGCCCAATGATGAGCTGCAGTTCTCAATCAACGCCATCGATGGCAAAGAACGCCCCGACATTGGCAACGAAGCCATGGGCTGGGGCAACACCCTGGAGCCGGTGATCCTGATCGAGGCAGCCAAGCGCCTGGGGATCACCGACTTCGACACCGAAATCAACCAGGCATACACCCACAGCAGCGTTGCGCTGTCGTGCAGTCTGGACGGCGTTGGCAATGGCACCGGCCAGGAGATCACCACCGACCCCGACAAGGGCATTTTTGTGGTTGGCCAGGATTCTATTGTGCTCGATGGCCCAGGCGTGCTGGAAGCCAAGCTGACCAAGACCATGCCAGAGGACGTGCCTCACCTGGCGCGTGGCCCAATCCAGCTGCAAGGCCAGATGCTGGTTACCGGCCACAAGTGGGGCGCTGTGTGCGTGCTGTACCAGGGCATCGAGCTGCGCGTGTTCCTGTTCGGCCCGCACTACGACACCCAAAAAGAGATCGTCAAGGCCGTGCTGCAGTTTGAGAGTAAGCTGGACAAGTACCGCCGCAGCGCTGAGATTGACTGGTATCCACCGGCCAGCAGCAAAGAGCTTGACCGCATCTACCCACAGGCTGTCATCAAAGAAGAGATCGAGCTGCCAGGCAGCGTCACCGACCTGGCCAAAGGCATCTTAGAAAACAAGGCAGCCATCAGAGCAGCCGAGGCTCACATCGAAACAGCAGAGAAGCTGATCAAGGCGCAGCTGGGCCAGGCAGAGAAGGGCCGGGCAGGGCAGTACGTCATCAGCTGGCCAATGCGCAATTTCAAGGCAGCAGCCGAGCGTTTGGTGCCGGCTAAAGAAGCGTACAGCGTGCGTCAATCCACGCTGTCAATTAAGGAGTGGCAGTCATGATCTGCACACTCATTGCAATTGGCTGCCTGATGATCGGTGGCACCGTCGGCCTGCTGGTTGCTTCGCTGTGCTTCATTGCAAAGGACAACTGACATGAACCTACCAGACCGCCCAGCCATCCGGCACGCATACGAATGCGCTGTTGTGGCACTGCTCAATGCGAGCGACGCAACCGAGGAGGAGGCCGAAGCGTTTGTCGATGCGATGGCCGGCCTCATTTTTACAACCATGAAACAGTACATCGAAGAGGAAAATCAAAATGCAACTGACAACCACTAACCAGCGCGGCTTCGCGCCAACCACCCTCACAGAGGCCATCCAATTCAGCGAGATGCTGGCCAGCTCCAGCATGGTGCCCAGGGCATATCAGGGTAAACCCAATGATGTCCTGGTCTGCTTGCAGTGGGGTTATGAGATGGGCATGGCACCCATGCAAGCGCTGCAGAACATTGCGGTGATCAACGGCAAGCCCAGCATGTATGGCGACTCACTCATGGCCTTGGTGCAGGCCAGCCCAACGTGCGAGAACATCGAGGAATACTTTGAGAACGAAGGCACACCCAACCCCGTGGCTGTCTGCGTTGCCAAGCGCAAAGGCCGCACCCCAGTGATCTTCAAGTTCTCTGTCGAAGATGCCAAGCGAGCTGGCCTGTGGGGCAAGACAGGCCCATGGCAGGCATACCCCAAGCGCATGATGCAGATGCGAGCTCGCGGCTTCGCCCTGCGCGATGCCTTTGCTGACGTTCTTACAGGCTTGATCACAGCCGAAGAGGCCCATGACTACCCTGTCGATGAGAAAAGCGCTCCAGCGCCCCGCCAGGCCCCTGCAAACCCCCTCGACATGGTGGCCAAGCCGGTGGAGTTGGCAGCGCCAGCTGAGCCAGAGGTCTTAGAGCCCGTCGCGGAAGTGGCCGAGGTGGTCGAAGTGGTCGAGCATGTTGAGCTGCAGCCCTTGGTCGAGCGCGTGCCTGGTGAGGATGATGACCTGGGCGAGGTGGAGCCCATCGGGTTTGCTGTGCGCGTGCCAGGCAAAGAGCAGCCCTACAGCGTGCATGACACCCTGGAAGACTGGGCAGATGCGTACGAAGAGCTGGCCGAGAAGACCGCCAAGGCAGGCAAGCGACCAGCCCGCGAGCGCATGACAATCTTGAAGGAGCTGAAAGAGTGCAACCAGGAAACCATTGGCCGCATCGACACCATGAAGCGGATCAGACACACAGCCAACTACCAGAAGCGCATCAATGCTCTTGGAGCTGCTCAGTAGTTTCGTCACTCAGGAATAGCGCAACTTCAGCCTTGCGCCGTTTGACCAGGCCGGGGAGTTCACGGCCCCCGCCCTTAGTCCATTGCATGAAGGCTTGCGCTGCACCCTCCCAGTCTTCGCGGCCAATCTTCATGCGAATGGTAGAGCGCTGAAAATTACCCAGTCCGGCATTGAAGGAAAAGCTGACGCACGCGTCGAAAGCCCCTTGATGACCAACCAGATTGGGAGCAAGTCGTAAAACACCACGTTCAAAACTTGCGACATCCTGTGCGAATAGTTGATCGATCTCTGCTTGTGACCAGACACGGTTGTCCTCCTCCCTCAGTGGAAACTCTTTGCGAATCATGCCCGTGTACTTTTCAGTCCTGGCCATCGGCAGCCTGATCTGTTCTTGCTGAAGTACATGCCCAAATCCGATTGTCCAAATGTGAGCTGGGCATAGGTACGGGCGGTTGCGGCACCCCTCGTAGCGGTGCATGAGATCAGCGCCAGCCTTGCTCAACTTCACTTCTTGCTCCAGCTGCGTGAGCCAAACCAAAAGCCAATGATGCCGCCCAGCATGGCCATCTCATCGGCGCTGAACAAAATATCGGTCAACCGAATCAAGTCTTCCATGTTTGTAACCAAACTAGGGCGGCTGTATATGTAGTAGGCGATCCAAGCATTGATTGCGCACAGCTCAAGCACAAAGATGTACGTCACCACTGGGCGCACGGTGCCAACAAAATTGACCACCCAGGTGCTGGCCCGCTCCATGATCTTCTCGTCATGCTTGAGCGCTGCTTCAGTCATCTGCGCATCAGTCTGCATGGCGATCTGGTCGGTGCGTATTTCCTCGACCTTGGCCTGGGCAGCAAACCCAGCAGCCGCCAGCTGCAGCTCGCGCTCAGTCTGCACCTGTGCCAGGCGAAGCTCATGCGCCTGGTCTGCTTTGTTCTGGAAGAAGTCTAAGAGTTTAGGTAAGCCTGAAATCAGCAAACCACCAAGTGTAGAAAATAGAGATAGCATTACAGTCCAATCATTCCAAGAAGTTTATCGATAATTTTTCCCGCCAACTCGTCAGGTAGGTGAGGAAGCAGACCAACCACTAGATATGCCACATAAAGTTTAGCAAATATCTTAAAGAATTTGTCTGCTTGTTTTTGGTACTCATTCACCTACCACACCTTGCTGTAGCACATAGTTCGTTAATTTGTGTAAGCCCCCAGCCAACAGCACCAACGAACATCACAATGATGACAATAGCAACCGCCCATTGCATTTGTTCTGCTTCTAAATCCTTTTTCCTTTGTTCTTCTTCTTTGGCTTTACGAGCAGCTATGGCATCATCCCTGTCCATCTCTGCGGCTCTTGCTTTAATCTTATTCCATACGTCTATATTGCCCGTCTGCATGTAAAGCAGTTGAAGTTGAGATTCCAACTTAGCCGTTTCCATCAACAAATTTTCTATTTGCATGGCAACGCTAAAGTTAGATTTGTTGCCTGACCTTTTAGCCTCAACCATCGCCCTAGTTGCTTGGCTACGAGCGTCAAAGAGTTTTCCAACAACGCCAGCTAACCCACCCAAATCATTTGCAATTTTGGCGGCTTTTTTTACAACTGCTATTGCGCTTTGCAGTCCCTCCAATGCTGTTACAGGGTCAATCACTTTCTCTCAACCTTTTGCCATTCAAGGCATACTACTTTGCGGTTGTAAACATCGCCTGTCCATGCCCATCTGACACAACGATATTTTTCTTTACTAGATGCTACCAACGTAAAGAACATTGAAAGCACCAGTAGCCATTTCACGTCATAGCCCAAACGATGATGTAAAAACACCAGACGACAGTAATGCAAAAAAGGGCTGCGCTCGTGAAAGCGAAAGCCCAATCTTTCATTTTTTAATCCAAGTCTGCCAAACAGCACCAGCAGCCATAACTAGACCAGCCACCCACAGAATAGGCTTGGCAGCAGAGGCAACCCATCCCAAGACTTTAAAAGCCCCATCAAGAGCCTTCATAGCCTCTACAAGACCCTTTGTGTTTTGGTCTATGTTATCTACCTTAGATTCAACTGCAAGCAGTCTCTCGTAGATTTGCTTGTGGGTTACTTGGTCTTCCATAACTCACTCCGTTGGTGCTTCTTTAGGTAACTGAGTTTCTGCTTGCTCTTTGATTTTCAAAAGCAAAGGCCACACGCCAGACTTGCTTGGCAATTCACCAAGAGTCTGCAAGATAAAGTTAATCTCGTTAACTTCTAACTCTAGCTTCATGCTTGACTCCTTATTCCGTTGTTGGCAAACTCACCATGGGCTTCTGAACGCCATAAGTCCATAAAGTCTGCCGCATCTTCAATTGTTCTAAATCCTGATACTTCTTTTGTTTTGTTATTGAAAGACAAACTGCATCTCCAATGCCTATTGCTTTTGCTATAACTAACACCTTTTACGCCAGAAGTATTATGCCTTGCTAGACAAGAATTTTGATTATTTGTTTGTCGTGTTGCGGCTCTCAAATTCTCAATTCTATTGTCTGCTGGCTTACCATTTATATGGTCAATAACTTCTGGCAAATATCCATGGTGCATTAAAAAAATTACTCGATGAACACCAATTGACTTACATCCTTGTTTATAGACAACACGCCTATAACCTTTACCATCAAATCCACCAACTTCTTTATTGGCATATCTTGTATTGAAGACGCTTCTCTTGGAAACTACTTCTTTCTTTTTCCAAAACAAGATGCCATCTTTTTCGTAAAAAAGACTATGTGCTAATTCAAAGGTTAGTTCCATGGAACGCCCGTTGAGGTTACTGGTGCTTTCTGCAAAGCAATCTGAGCCGCCAGAGCATCTTCTGTGGCTTGCTTATCAACACCATTAGCCCAAACCCATCCAAGCACTGTAGCTTGTGTCAGGTCAGCATAAGGCGTATTGACTGTGCCATCTGCCCATGAGCAAGTTGAATAGATGGATGCTGTGTGTTCGCCATCTACTGCTGTGGCTTGCCAATGTGCGGTTGTTACAAAACCATCTGCTGTTTTGCGGTCAAGTTGTGAGATTGTCCAAGTGGTAGTCATGTTAGTCCTTAAAGATTAGCGGCATCAAGTCGTGCCTTGAGTGATTGGATTAGGGCTTGTTGTTCTTGGATGCACTTCATCAACGCATATTGCAAATCTGTTTGATAGATTGACAAACGCATCTTGGGTTCTTCATCTCTGATTGCCCAATTGCTTTCCATGACCAATTCAGGTGCAACCGCTTGAACATCTTGAGCAACCACGCCCAATGTCAGACCGCCATCTTCTTCAAGGTTTTGGTCAATGTAGTTAAAGGTCTGAACAGGGATTGCACAAATAACATCAAGGTATGACTTGGCAGGGGCAAAGTTTGTTTTCTCTCTGCGGTCAGATAAGTTGACGTTGTTTGCTGAATAGTTAGCTAAACCGCCATTTGAACGGGCACTAAATCTTTGGCTTGAATCGCCACAGTAAATAAATTCTTCACCTGCACTATTTGCATTTCTAGCGGTATATGCAATTTGAATTCCATAAACAGTGGTTGCATTACTGTTAACAAAATACTGAACATTATTACTTACTGGCTGAGTAACATTAATTCTTCCATTTGTTAATGTGGTTGTACCAATACCTACGTTACCATCAGAGCCAATTCTGGCTCGTTCTCCCCAACTACCAACGCTATTCAAATATGTTTCAAATACGATGGCGTTTTGAAGTCCTGCGCTTGGCGTACCACATCCAATAGCACCCGCAAAGGTTGGTGTTGCATCTTTCCAAAATTGAACAGAGTTAGTTCCTGTACCAACAGAACAACGAATAGATGTAGCGTCTTGAATGTGCAGTCGTTGACCAGGGCTTGTAGTACCAATACCCAAATTACCACTTGCATCCAGAGTCATCGCCTGAGTAAAGGTGATAGCGTTTCCTGCTGTGCCTGATGCGGCTACATTAAAAGAAATGCCACCACTAAAATTGATTGCGCTTGCTACATCAGTTGCCTCGTATCTATAAGTGCCTGATGTTGCGGTGCTTCTAAAGTTATATCCAAAGTAAGGATAGTTACCACCTGAGAATCCACCAGTAAGTGTCATCAACTTAAATGACCTTGCAGCAGCACTTGCAGTAGAACCTGCCTCAAGCATGAAGTTAGCACTCGGAGTAACTCCCAAGCCTAGATTGCCTGCACTTGTAAGGCGTAAATTCTCTTGAAATGTTCCCGCATTTCGATTGACTATTACAAAATCTGCTGAACCAGTTGAAGAAGTCTGCACACCATAGAGATTTACAATGCCACCACTTCCCGAACCTTGCGCACCAAGCCTAATACTAGCAAATGTGCTATCTGTAGTGCTTGAATTAAAAAGATTGAGATTGTTAGCATTATCTGCCG